CCTTTTCCTGCCTCTCAACCTGCCTGGCTACTCGAAGACAAGCAGAAAGACAAGCAGAAAGACAAGCAGAAAGACAAGCAGAAAGACAAGCAGAAAGACCGAGATATTGCCTTTCTATACTCATTCCAGGGGAGGCATCTATTTGTAAACCAAGGTATTCAAGGTCAGACCTACCAATACCCAGTCGAGCAACTGCCCGACTCTCACCCGCGCTCTGGTGGTCCACCTCAGATTGTATTGACTAATGCCGAGAATGGCATGGCTACTTACTTTACTGTCAATGAAGTGAAAGGCGAGAGTCGAACGAAAGCAGACATCTGCCGTGTCAGAGCCGTTTGGATGGACGATGACCGAGTTAGAGACAAGCCTATCGCTGTCTGGCCTCTTGTGCCTTCATGGGTGGTCCAGTCTTCGCCTGGTAAGTATCATTACTATTGGTTGACTAACTCCAGTTTGTTTGAGCTGGCCGAAAAAGTCAACAAGGCAATAGCGATTGTCAACGAAGGTGATACTAACTCGTGTGATATCTCAAGGTTTCTTCGTCTTCCTGGATTTGCCAATACTAAATATCCTGGAAACCCTGTTGCTCATGTGGTCGGAGGTGCAGGCCAGGTCTATGCTTGGTCTGACATTGTAACTGCCTTCCCACCTATCGTTGATGATGCTAAGGCCACTGCCACTGCTGCTGTTGGTACACCTGAAGGTAAGTCTGAGTTCAACGAAAACTTGTGTATAACCCAGTTCAAGGAGGGTGAGCCGGGTATGATAACCTCGAACATGAATAAGCTTATCATGTCGTGGGCCTGGAATGACTCAGCTGCTAAGATAACTAAACGAATACAGAACATCTTTGCTAACATTCCTGACGCGGTGCGAGAAGAGCACAAAGACCGGTATACTGCAGCTCTTCAACAGATGCCTAAGTTTATTGCTACGGCTAGACGGAAGGTAGACTCTGCAAAAGCAGCCCACAAGGGTAACTGGGGACCGCCCGAGCAGTTTGAGGAGGTCACAACTGTAGTGGCAGAGCCTTCGAAGATGTATGCTAAGTTCAATAGAGACATGATGCCGAAGGCTCTGGTCGATGCTGCTACTGCTGTTGGCGAGTGGTGCGGTCTACAACCTACCCCGATGTATGTCTCAGGGGCCTCTATGATGTCTGCTGCTTTGAACAAGAGTGTTGTGATACACGAAGACGAAGGCGGCATGTTAGACCACTTCTGTAGCCTTGGGGTGGTCCTAGTCATGGGCACTGGCCTAAGTAAATCGGCTATTTACAGATCGATGAACAAGCCATTCGTCGACCATGCCGACAGGATGGTGCAAGAGTGGAAAGACAATGCCCCTACTGTGGTCATGCAGAGACGAGAGTTACAGAAAGCAGTCGACAATGCAATGAAGCAGAAGTCGAAGAGTCCATCGCCTCAAGAGATTATGCATCAGGCTACTGCTACTCGGCCTTGGTTAGATGCTATCGAGAACCTACCACCTGAGAAGTGTCCTGCTATTATTGTGGACGATACCACTGAGGAGGCCCTAAACCTGCAGTTGTCGCAGAACAACGGTCGAGTTGCTGTGTTTTCGCCTGATGCTCGTAAAGTCTTGTCCAATATCATGGGCAGGTACAATGCTCAAGGTCACACTTCTGAGTCTACCTACATCAATGGTATCACTGGAGATGCAATCCGACGGCATCGAGTATCTGGAGAAGATGCTGAGATACCTCATCCCTGCCTCAATGTGTTGATGATGGTCCAGGACGATATGATAGCTGATATCTCTGGTGGTATCTCGTATCTGGCCAGTGGTCTCGCTGCCCGCCTGCCTATGTTTGTGTACGACGAAGACCCGGTCAATATGTTGAAGTTGAGGCAGGCTAGTACATTAGACGAGTCTAAGATGAGGGCTCATTACACTGCCTTGGCTATTGCTAGCGTTGAACGCCACGACAGACCGCTTCACATACGATTGGATGCCTCAGGAAAGGCTGTCCTATTCAGAGTGCAGACAAGTTTTATCAATCTGCTTGAGGGAGCTTGGGTAGGGCAGTATCGCATGACTAATAAGTTCGTTAGCATGTGCCTGAAGTATGCCACCGTGTTCGCAGCTATGGATAGTGTTGATTTTCAAGCTAAGTTTGCTAATCTTAATGTGAATGATTACACCTTGGACCCGCAGTACATCAACATGGCAAAGGACTATGTAACAGTACTCCTGAACCAGAGCCTGCACTCAGACGAATACATTGAGAGTAAGAGCATGCCAGATAGGGCGATGAAGATTATGAACACCCTTCTGAAAAAAGCTCTAAATGGTGTACTTGACGAGGGGTTTCATGCTGGTGGTCAGTCACTCTTCACTCCTGCTGCTAGAACCTACCTAGGGGCTTCGATACCAGCCCTGGAAAAGCACGGCTGGCTCAAGTCTAAGGTTTATGATGGCGAAGTACCACGTAAGCTTAATGCAGGCGTACCTAATGAAATGGTCCACCCAGGCGACAAGGTCTATTTCGTTAATATCGAAGGCATCCAGAAGTACCAGGATAGTCTACAACATTCCGTTTCTACACTGAGGAAGAAGTAATGAGTGACGTAAGGAAGAACGCAGAGGCTCTGAAGAGGCTACTGCTGGAAGGCTCAGAAGAGCTGGTAAAGAACTATGTTGATGTGGCCTTGGGTAGGGCTGAATTGAAGTCAAATAACTCAGAGGTGAGAGCTGAGGTGTGGGATGCCCTGAAGCAAATGATGATTAACTCATCTGACCGTATTGAACTCGATGTGCAATCAGCTGCTGATGTTATCAAAGCTGTGACTGATGGCAAATGTACCTTTGAAGAGGGTAAGCAGTTGATGACGCTGTACGAGTCGGCCAAGAAGATAGATGTAGCCGATAAGGTTGGTGTTGCTGGCGGTAATAGTTTTCAGGTGGTGGTCCTCACTTCGGCTGAGGCTAGTGAGGCTAGTGGGGCTAGTGAGGCTAAGGTCCTGGAGCACAAAGATGGCGATTAATGGCAGGAACAAAGGGGCCAACGCTGAGAGGGATGCGGCCAAGTGGTTGCAGAAGCATTTCAAACTGGTCAATACTCCTCTCAGGAACTTGGAACAATACCGTAACGGTGGTGTGGACCTGATTGGTTTTCCTCCATTCGCCTTCGAGATTAAGCGCCAAGAGAAACTAGACCTCAGAGGTGCTTGGCTGCAGATAGTGGGGGCATGCGGAGACGACGTCCCAGTCGTTATGTACCGTAAGAATTACAAGGACTGGCACTTCTTAGTGTCGGCCAAGTGGATGGGCCTAAGAAACGGTTTTATTCGGCTAGAGCAGAGGGAGTTCCTCATGTGGGGAGAGCAGAGACTCCAAGAGCAGAGTGAATAATCACCCTATACCCTGCAGGTATATCTGAATATTAATGACTATTAATATAGAAATTATTTATGACGATATAGAATCATTCATATCAAGAAAGGTATCTTTTTCTGAAAAAAGATGATATAATAGATTTTCAATTAGGTGATTCTGAATTTTTCGGGGCACCGTCCACCACTGGAGTAAGACAAAATGAATGAAGAACTCAAACTGAAGATTCAAGGCATCATAGAAGAGGGCTACGCCAACGAGGAGAGCGAAGACAACATCAAGATGGCCATGTTCACGGCCGGCGTTCCTTTCAGCGACTTGAACAGCTCCTTCAAAGAGCTCAGCATTGACTCTGGCCTCATGGTAGACCCCAAGGTGGTCTCCAAAGGTATCCAGGGCGCTGTGGAACAGGCTGATTGGACCAGCATCAATGAATGGGGCGACCTGGTAGAAGCTGCTGGCCGTATCGTGGCAGAGGTCGATGGTGCCACGCAAGCCAACGTCATCAGCAAGGCTCGGGCATATTGCAAGAACGAGGAGATCGCTCTGCCGACCAAGCCGAAGAGCTCCGGCGGAGCCCGTGCAACCAGCGGCTCTAAGGTTCACAACGCGGTTCTAGCCTTGCTGAAAGAGAACCCCAATGCCACTCGCACCGAGGCCTTCAATGTGCTCTATCCGGTTATCGGTGGCAAGGCTCGGTATTCCAATACCTTGTACACCATCAACTCCAGCTTCTTGCTGGCCAAGGCCGCTGTTCTCGGGATCTCTATCATGGAGCTGTCCACCGAGATGGCTGCCCAGCCTGTGCCGGCTGACCCTGAGCTGCGCGAAGGTGGTCTGGAGCTGTTCGCCGCTTAGTCGCTCAGTGGTGTGATATTCTATTGGTAAAGAATCTAAACTATACCATGACAGCTTGGAAAGACAAGCACATCCCTTAACCATAGGATAATCATTATGAAAATGTACACCGCTTTGAACGAGTTGACTCTTATCACCGTTGGAGCTGTCAAGCAGTATAGCTTTGCTAATGGAAGTTACCAGCAGCTTGAATTTCAAGATCTCACTGGTGACACTGCCCTACTAGTCCTTTCCACTAGAGCAGTACTTGCTACGATGCTCCCTCCCGGGATATATGAGCTAAAGGAGAGTAGCAATGTTGACTAGTGACCAGATAATGGAGTGGGCTGATGTAGCGGCTGAACTCAAGATGTTGAAGGCCAAAGAAGTTGACATGCGCCGACCTATCGCCGAAGAACTCTTGGAGCAGGCCACGTATTCTGGGGCTCGTAAGTCTGTCTCGGAAGCCTACCCCGGGTTCAAGGTGAAAGCCGCTCAGGCTCTCTCGTTCAAGGTAGACCCCGAAGCTCTTCAGAGTATCTGGGACGACCTCGATACACTGGAACAGTGCGCTATCAAGTGGACCCCGACTCTGTCGATGCCTCTTTTCAACAAGATCAGCCCCGACAGCGTCTTGCATGACGTGGTCACCTCTAAGCCGGCTATGCCGACGCTGAAAGTGGAGCTAGAACTATGAATGCCTACGACAATTGGAAGACCAGCGACACCGCCGGTGAGGCTGCCGCCAGGTTCGATGCTGCAAGTGAGGCCTACTTCGACGCTGCTCGTGAGATGGTGGTCAATGACCCTGAACAGCTGGACGAACTGATGTTCGAGGCGACTGTCGGAGAGTTCGACATACCGGCTCTTGAGATCATGACCTCTCACTTGACACGGGCCGATTACAACAAACAGGTCTTCTGCGCCCTCGCTGAGGTGGTCCATGTGGCCCTCTGCGAAGCTATCGATGCGAAGGCAAGGGCACTGGCCGAAGTTCTCGTAACTGAAGCAGGCGAAAACTAATGGGAAAGCCCCAACCCGGTGATGTGATACTATCACTTCTCCTAGGCGGGGTAGCAACCTTGCTACTCTGCCTCTTACTCAATGCCCCGGTATAGCTATGAAACCACAGAACACTTCGACTATCTCACACCATGTGAACCTCATGGTTTATGGGGAGAGCGGGATAGGCAAGACCACCTTGATAGGGACTGCACCAGACCCCATCATTATCAGTAGTGAGAAACGACTGCTGGCTCTGCGAGACAAGGCCCTGCCAGTATTCTTCTGCAAGACTCGGGCCGATGTTGAGGAGGTGCTTGTATGGGTCACCTCGTCGAAAGAAGCCAATCAGTATGCCACTGTCTGTGTCGACTCCCTGACTGACTTGGCCGAGACTCTGCTCAATGACCACCTAAAGGTGCTGACTGAGAATAGCCGCTCTGGTAGTATAGACCCGAGAAAGGCCTACGGTAACATGGCAGCCGACATGGCGGCTCTGCTCAAGACTATGATTCACGTTCCCAAGCACTTCTACTCAATCGCTCGACTCAAGCGAACTGAGGATGAGTCTACTGGTTCTATTTCATACGAACCGAGCTTTCCAGGTCGAGTGCTAGGCAACTCGGCGCCCTACGAAATGGACTCAGTCTTCGCAATGCGGCAAGGCGGTACCAAGGCCAAAGGTTTCTACCGATACCTGCAGACCAGTGCCGAGCGAGGGTGGATTGCCAAGTCAAGCAACTCAGCCTTGACCATGCAAGAGAAACCAGATCTGTCGTACATCTTTGAAAAACTCTTAAGCAAGGCCGCTTAAGACTACCCTCACAGGGATCGGATAGTCCGTCAACTTAACTGAGAGTAAAACACTATGGCTATTTTGCCAACACCGACCACCACTGAAACCGATGATGACCGTACTCCTCTGGAGCCTGGTCGTTATGTCGCCACTATCGTTAAGAGCGAAATGAAGAAGACCAAGGCCAATACCGGTCACTATCTGTCGCTCCGGTTCAAGGTCGCGGAGGGACCGAAGAAGGGTCGCCTCGTGTTCACCAACCTGAATCTGGACAACCCTAATCCGGTGGCTGTCGAGATTGCCAACAAGCAACTTAACTCTATCAAGGTGGCTTGCGGCTTCGGGGTTACCGATGTCGAAGACAGCGAGGAGCTTCACGGTATCCCGATGGAACTGGCCGTGACTATCTCCCCCGGCAATGCTCAGTATCCACCGAGTAATGAGATCAGCGGCTATTACCCCTATGACGGCGAGGTGGCCGAGGAGGAGGAGGCTGCTGAGGAAGTGATCAAACCCTGGGTGTAGGATGCTGCCTGAAAGACTAGGGAGCCGGGGCATTTCGAGGTAGGCTACTCGGAACGCATCGAGCATCCCCACTATCATCAAGGGGCAGGATAGGTAGCCCCTGACAGTCTGGAAAGACAGGCACTAACTCTGCAACTGTCAGCTAAACGAGAAAGTAGAATGGTCAAACTCACAGAATTCGGTAATACCACAGCTTCAGCCCTGGAGGCTGAACCTGTCACAGAGGACCTAAGACCTTATCTTGGCATGTCAATACTCGGCCATCCCTGTAGTCGCTATCTGTGGTACTCTTTCAGGTGGTGCTACTCGGAGACTCACAGTCGTCGCCTTCGTCGTCTGTTCGACCGTGGTCACCGTGAAGAACCTTCGGTTATCGCTGACCTAGAACGGATTGGCATGGTGGTCAACGATGCTCAGGAAGAAGTAGAAGCTGCTTGGGGGCATGTCAAGGGCCATTGCGACGGCAAGGTGAAAGGGGTTGTAGAGGCTCCCAATACAGAGCATCTTCTGGAGATTAAGACTGCTTCAGATAAGATGTTCAAGGATATGCAGAACAATCGCTGCGAGGTGGCTAAGCCAGTCTACTATGCTCAGTGTCAGCTCTACATGCACCATCTCAAGTTGTCCAGGGCCTTATTCGTCATGGTCAACAAGAACGATGATGCCTATTACATCGAGCGAATTTATTATGACAAGATGAAGGCAGAACAACTGGCAGCGAAGGGAGAGAAGATTATACTCAGTGCAGCTCCTCCTGCCCCTGCCTTCAGTCGCTCTCACTTCGAGTGTAAGTGGTGTAGCTGTAACGATATCTGCCATCACGGTAGGAAAGTCGCTATGACCAATTGCCGCACCTGTATGCACAGCGGTCCTACCCCTACCGGAGGCTGGAAGTGTGGGTTGGACGACCGCCGGCTGACCGAGGAGGCCCAACGAAAAGGTTGTAAAGACCATTCATTAATGGTGGAGCTAGGTGGCAATGAAGATAACCTCTAGGCCGTATCAGTTAAAGTGCGCCACTGAGTGGTACCAAGACATACTAACTAAGGGGGTCTCGCCAGTAATCGCAGCACCGACAGGCTCAGGAAAGTCTATCATACTTTGTCTGATGCTTGATATGTATCTGAAGGACAACCCTCATAATGAGGTATTGGTGCTATCGCACACGAAGGAGATAGTAGAACAAGACTTCAATGCCATCACTAGGTTCTTACCTGAGATACCGGTGGCCATCCATAGTGCTGGCCTTGGCCTCCGGGACCGCGCTCAGATAACTGTAGCAGGCATACAAAGCATCTACCAGAAAGCTACGATGTTTGCCTTTACTAACCTTATCGTAATTGACGAGGCTCATGCCGTCAGTCACAAAGCTGAGGGAATGTATAGGACCTTCCTGAGTAAGATGTTCGGCAAGGTGGCAGGTATGTCAGCCACAGTCTTTAGGGCTGGCCACGGTTATATTTACAAAGGCGAGACAGCCATGTTTAACAAGCTGTCGCATGACCTCACCTCTGTTGATAGCTTTAACCAGTTGATTGATGATGGGTGGTTATCGCCCTTGGTAGCAGTTAAGCCTAGTGTTCAAATGGATTCTAGCGATGTTAAGAAGACCGCTGCCGATTTCAATCTGAAGGCTTTAGCCGCTAAGCATGACAAGCAATCAGTAACGGTAGCTGCCCTTAAGGAGGCCGTCGTCTACGGGAAGCGATACAAGTCATGGTTAGTCTTCGCAATTGACACTGACCATGCAGACCACATCGGCGAAGAGCTAGAGAAGCTAGGGGTAACTAACAAGGTTCTGCACTCAAACATCGAGGGTGACCGTGACGAGATTATAAAGGGCTTTCGTAAGTCTGAGTTCAGAGCATTGGTGGCAGTCGGCATGGTTACCACCGGGTTTGATGTTCCACAGATTGACCTGATCCTAATGCTTAGGCCAACTGAGTCACCAGTGCTGCATGTCCAGATGTGGGGTCGCGGTCTAAGGCCGTATCCTGGAAAGAGCCACTGTCTAGCCCTTGACTATGCTGGTAACTTCGAAAGACTCGGACCATTGAATGATGTCAGTATTCCAGGTGAGAAGCAGTCAGGTGGTGGTGATGGTGAGCAGAGGATGAAGACCTGCCCTGAGTGTGCCACTCTTGTACCGCCGGCTACCAAGACTTGTCCATCATGCGGCACTGAATTTAAGTTTGAAGTCAAGATAGAGACCACTGCAGGCACTTCTTCTCCCATAGTGACTAAGGCTGCTTCTAAGAAGCGCTGGTTAGACGTGAGAAATGTGAAGTATAAACTACATCACAAGGCAGGTAAGCCAACTAGCATTGAGGTCAGCTATATCTGTGGCCTCAAGGTGGTGAAAGACTGGTGGTGCCTCGAACATCAAGGCTATCCTGGAACAAAGGCTGCTCATATCGTGAAACAACTGGGCTATAAAGGTCCAATGAAAGTACGAGATGTGTATACTGTCGTGGATACTCTAGCTCAACCCTCTCAAATCTGTGTAGACTTTGCAGATAAATACCCAACTGTGGTGAATAGCCGACTATGATGCCTTATAAGCTAATTAGAGATTTAGAAGAATGGGATGCAATACAGTTTGACCCTGACTTGCCTCTGTTTTGTGACACTGAAACCTGCCGAGACTACGGGGCCACTGACCTCAGTAAGAAGCCGGGAGGATTGTACGGAAAGGTCAGGCTCTATCAGTTCTACCAGACTGATAAGAAGTTTGCTTATCTGGTGGACTGCTACTTCGTGGATCTTGCGGATGTACTGGCTAAGGTAGAGCATCTGCATCATGTCTACCATAATGCCAGCTATGACCTTCATACCATCAACTGCCACACCCCTGAGCATTGGTATCCAAGAGAAGTCTCTGATACCTTCTACCTCTCGAAGGCAGTGTATACCTGCAGAGACAATTTCGGCTTCTACGATTGTTTGCGGTGGTGCGGTGCAGAAGACGACTTTATCAGGAGCATCGACAAGAAGACGCAGCAGAAGTCAGACTGGGGCAAGGCTCTATCTCCCGAGCAGCTTGATTATGCTGCCGCTGATGTACTTTATCTCGCTATACTCTACGAGAAGGTAAAGCATGGCATGGACGAGCCCTGCCGGTTGGACCACGACAATATGAGGTACGCCACTCAGTACGATAGGAAGGGTATGCCAGTGTCTGAGAAGGCTGTGGCTATCCTAAGGCGAGAGATGCTGACTAAGCTAGAGACCAATCTGGCTCATGTCCCTGTCAACATCAACTCATCTAAGCAGTGTTGTGAATGGCTAGGGACAACTGATAGTGCCGCATACACCATCGGGACCATGGCCCTCAAGGGTAACACGGATGCAGAGCATCTGGTTAAATCTAGACAGGCTGAGAAGGCCTTGCAGTTCATAGAGAAGTACGATAGGCCAGTGATGAGAGCCTTCCATAACTCTTGCGGGGCTCGAACCTCTAGGATGACTTGCTCAGGCGGAGATAGGATAGGCTATGATAACCTACAGAATCCTGCAAGAACTCTCTACCCCGTGTTCCAGGCACCGCGAGGCTCCAAGCTAGTCTATAGTGATTACGCTGGCCTTGAACTCCGAACAGTAACGGCCTATGTCGGCGAGCCTACCATGGCCAGATTGATGAAGGAAGGGGTAGATATGCATACCTATACAGGTGCCTTTATCTTCGACACCACCGAAGAGGGCTTAACCAAGCAGCAGAGGTGGTGCACCAAGGTGTTCACCTTCTCTAATGCCTACGGGGCTGGGCCAGTGGAACTGCAGAACCAATTGCAGGCGAAGGGCCGAATCCTGATGGAGCTTGAGCAGGTGATAGAAATCAGCAAGCGGTGGTTTGAGTTGTATCACTACTTCAAAGAGTGGCACAATATGCATCGTAGAGTAATGCAAGTATATGGTTATATAGATACCAAGACTTTATTAGGCAGAACTTTGAGAGCATCTAGAATAAACGATACTTTCAACTACCCCATTCAGGGGTCAGCCGCAGAGGTTACCAAGTATGCAGTGCATTACCTTTATGAGAGGTACGGTGGCCCAGGCATAGTGAATGTAGTGCATGACTCTATCACATTATTACAGCCTGATGAAGAAGCTGCTAAGTGGCTACCGCGATTGAATGAATGTATGGTAGATGCATGGGAATATGTGGTACAGTACTCAGCTATCCCTGACCTACCGATGCCTCCTGAAGCTAAGTTAGCTCAGGTTTATCCCGGTGTCGACGAGACTGATGCCGAACTGAAAGAAAGAGGACTATGGCCCGATGAATATTAAAGAAGTGGTTGAACAGCGGTCGGTGTACGGCACCTTGGAGTGTAATGCTGAAGCGACTCAGCAGATGGAGAAGATTCTCAAGGCTCAGCCGAATTATGACCTGATGCCTGACATTCATAAAGAGGTGTTCCACATGATATTGCAGAAGATGAGTCGTGCTGTCTGCGGTGACTTCTCGCTGCTTGACAACATCGTTGACATTCAGGGCTATGCTTACCGACTTCAGGAGTGGATGGAACAGAGCGGCGAGGACGAAGCTCATGACTAACGAAGAAATCATTAAAGAGCAGATACTCAGGCCACTTCACGCCAAGTTAATGAATGGCGAGATAGTGGCCGAGGGGAGTAAGCGAGTGGTTGAGCTCCTTTTCTTTCAGTGCGAGTTCACCGCCGAAGGCATGGGGTTCATCGATATTGACGGCATCTATAAGACTTCCAGGAGCTATGTGGAAGCAGAGATGAATTGGTATTACAGTCAGAATCCTAATGCCACCAAGATTGCCGAGAGTGCTTCGACATGGGGCATTATAGCTGACCACCGAGGGATGGTGAATTCAAACTATGGATTCCTAATGTTCTCACCTCAGAATGGATATCAGTACGACAATGTCGTATCGAAACTAGCGGCCAATCCTGACACCAAGAGAGCCGTGGCTTACTACACCAACCCCATGATGCACTTCACCTCAGGTAAGGATAGCATCTGTACCTGCTTTGTCGCTTACCTGCAACGAGACGGGGTGCTACATGCTGATGTTCACATGAGGTCTAACGATGTTAGGTACGGCCTCATCGGGGCTGACCTCAGCTGGCAGATTCATATGCTCACCAAGATTGCACAAGCAGTTGGGGTTGTGCCAGGGAAGATAGTCTGGAATGTCTCAACTCTGCATCTTTACTCCCGTCATTGGAAAGGCCTAAAGGAGATATTCAGTGAAACTACTGCTGACTTTGGGGCATAATGCCTCGGCCATTCTCATTGATAAGGGGGTGATTGTAGCTGGCTACGAGGAGGAAAGACTGTCATACGTCAAGTCTGATAAGCACTTCCCAGTTCTAGCTATCAATCAGTTACTGCGTCTATTCCCATCGGCTAGGTCCAGAGTGACTGCCATCTATATCAGCCATTGGTTCTGGGACTTCGAGCTCAAGAACAGTATCTTCCTTGACCTACGGTTTCTCTCGGTTAACTTTCGAGAAGCTCGTATCCACTCATTGCACGAATCTCTGACTCACCACGATGCTCATGCAATGAGTGTCTGGAACTTCTGCGACGGTGCCTACTCTGGTCTGACTATCGTAGCCGACGGCTTCGGGAGCAATGGAGAATGCTTGTCGCTCTATCAGGATGGAGAGCTGTCGCATCGAAGCTTTTCCACCGAGTGGTCTCTCGGTTTGATGTACCAATATGCTACCTCGTTCTTAGGCATGCACGAGAACCGAGACGAGTATAAACTCCTCGGCTATGAACAGCTCTCTCTGAGAAAGTTTGACGTAGACATGGCTACTCGGGTCAGCGACCAGCAGATTGCAGCTCTCAACCAGGTAGGAGAACCTAAGGAAGCATGCGATATGAGAGCTGTCCTGCAAAAAGCGAGAGAACACTGGTATCGCATCTTCAGCAGAGCGAGGTGCGACCGAGTAGAGCTTAGCCAGTTCGTGCAGTTCCTCCTTGAAAGAGCAGTGCTATCATTTGCTGATGGAGCTCACAAACTCAAAGTGAGCGGTGGAGTCTTCTACAATGTGAAGTTGAACAATGCTCTGATACGTTTAGACTCGGTGGATTCGTTCGAGGCTAATCCATTGAGCGGTGACCAAGGCTGTGCTCTGGGCATGGTTGACGTCAGGTACGACCACGTATTCTGGGGACCACGTGATGTAACGTACTGTCAGGACTTGGCGCACTGGTCTGAAGTCATGGCCGGTCCCATGGAGTTTGGCCCTAGAGCTCTTGGCAATACCTCCACCATAGCATCACCTACTCTGGAGAACGTGGCTCGAATCAATAAGCTAAACAAACGTTCAGCGGTAATGCCGATGGCTCCTATCGTCACCGAGGAGTTCGCTAGAAAGTACTTCGCCGATTATGGTAAGCTAGGCAAATGTAAACACTTTATGGTAGCTTCACTTGACTACATCGAGCCAAGGCACGAGTGGTTGGGAGCAGCTCACATCGACAATGAGAGAGGAGTATACACAGGCAGATTACAAGTAATGGATGAACACACGAATCCTGATATTGTTGGCCGAGTGAATGGCATCGCCATTAACACATCGCTGAATGCGCACGGTCAGCCTATCCTGTGGGATAAAGCTAGTCTTAACCTAATGAGGAGAATACAAAGTGACTGACATAATGAAGATTGTTCATGCGCTACGCATGTCCAACAGCAGATTACACAAAGAGAATATCCTGAAGCTCCATGCTGGCAATGCGGAGTGGCGGGCATTCTTGTCGGCGGTCTACGATACTGGCATCAACTACGGTGTCTCGGCCCCGAAAGACAGCACTTTCAGACTGCAGGCCGACCCTCAACAAGTCTTGATTGATGCCTTAAAGCTTACTAGGTCGAGTCTCTCAGGTAACACGGCCAGGCGCTTCGCCATGGAGGCCTCACAAGAACATGGCGAGATGTTCCGCATCATCCTGGACGGCTCTCTCAAAGCTGGTGTCAACATCACCACCTTGAACAAGATAATGCCTGGGTTAATCAAGACCTATCCTCTCATGCTGGCCAAAGAAGTCAAAGATGTGAGGTACCCACTCCTCGCCTCAATCAAATATGACGGGGTCCGTATCCTCGTCAGAGTCTCTCAGGGGGTCCCGTCGGCGATGACTAGGGCGGGTAAGTCCTTCCCTCTCGAATCGCTCGTAGAGGGCTTCGCAGGAGCTCCTGATGGAGTCTATGACGGTGAGCTCGTCTGGGGTGAGGGGCATCAGGAAGGGAGGACTCGCATCACAGGCTGGGTTAACAAGGTCCTCAAGGGAGGTCTGAATGACTTTGACGGCTACTCTTACGTGGTGTTCGATTGGGTTCCACTGAATTCGTGGGATAATCAAGAGAGCAGCATGGGATACGTCGACAGGCTGGCCGCGGCATATGCAGTGGCTGGTGGAGTCATTCAGATAGCTGCACAGACCGCCGTGCACAACGATGATCAAGTGACTGACATGTTTGACGCAGCTTTGTCCACCGGTTGGGAGGGGCTTATCCTTCGCTACCCCGACGACCCCTATGTGTGGAAACGGTCTGACAGATTGATTAAGCGTAAGGCTATCAAAGATGCCATGATGGTGGTCTCAGGAGTCACCGAAGGTAAGGGAAAGTACGCTGGAATGATAGGGGCTCTTGAGTGTATCGGCAGAGTAGAAACAAAAGAGGTTACGGTGAACGTGGGCTCTGGCCTTTCGGACTTCGACAGAGCTAGGCAACCTGGCGATTATATCGGAAAGACCGTAGAGGTAAGCTACAATGACGTGGTCAAAGCAGAGGGGGCCGCCTATAGTAGCCTATTCTTGCCCCGCATTAAGCGGGTCTATAATAAGCTGGATATTTAGAGGAGAGAACCATGAACCCCCGAAGACCCAATGTATTGCCTGCTCGTCTTGCTCGCCGCCGACTTATTTGGCACGTGGTGCACCAAAAGAACGCCTGCACGAACTGCTGCAGGAGATTGAAGACGGCTAGCCAAGCGCAGGCACGGTGTAAAAATTAATGAGCGAACAACTACTTTACTGTTTTACATGGCTTGCAGTCGGAACCGTGGGCATCGGAACCGTGGTGTACTTCGCGGCGATATGCCTTGCACACCGCCGCGAGCAGGCCGAAAACCGCGCCGACATTGAGGCGCACAAAGCGTGGAAACGCGCACAGGAGATAATTGATGAGCAGCGATAAAACACTACCCCGCGTGATGTGGGTTTGGAACAGAAGGGACGGCGTTAAACAGCGTCGGATTGTGCTTGCTGAATGTGATGGTGGGGCAATAGCAGCTTGTGGGGCCAATCTATGGATTGAGTTGCTTGGCAACAGCGGACAATGGCTTTGCTGGGACCACTGCGAAGACATTGACGACGCCCCGAATATGCGGCTTATGACGAGAGCCGGGGCTTTAGGCTGGGCATACAACGACGGTGCGAATGGCCATCAGGTCAAGACGCGCGATCTACCCGACGGTGCAGTTAACCCGTCGTTGTACGGGTATGTTTACGAAATGTACAAATACCTCCGCCGCACCATCGGCAGCGACGGGCAGACTGGACCGTGGCTGCCGTTTGAGGTGCCAGTTGATGAAAACTGAAGCAGAAGCGCGCCGGGCGAGGCTGGAAGCAGAAGCGCGCCGGGCGAGGCTGATCGCAGAAAAACCACCGTGCTTGGCTTGCGGCAAAAAGCTGATTCCGAGGCCGCGGCGAGGCAAGACGAAGCAGGAGGGCAACGCCCAATTCAGGGCGCGGCTCTACTGTAACCGGTCATGCTCCGGCAGCGCCAGCAAAGGCAGCAGGCAGCCGAGGGTTGTTGAGAAGCGAGAGTTCACGCCTGTTACGGCTATGGGAAAGATGTTTTTGGATATGCCTGTCGTCAGAGACAGGCGAGTTGACTACTAACAGAGTTGTTGTGATGAATGTGTTTTACAAATTCCCATCAATCGGCCAGTTCCGCAACATCGTCAAAGACGTGTGGCACTTCGACCCAGCCGCAAAGCTGACGTTCACCGGCACCGTAAAGGTGCATGGCACCAATGCGGCTATCGTTGTCCATCCTGACGGGTCGTACCATTGCCAGTCACGCAGTCGGATTATCACGGTAGACGATGATAATCTAGGATTTGCTGCTTGGGTGAGAGACAGCGGAGTGGATCTCTCACAGTTTGTGAGGGTCGGATGCGATGTTGTGTTGTTCGGTGAGTTTGCCGGGCGCGGGATACAGAGGAGGGTTGCGGTCAACGCAGTTGATAGGTTCTTCTACCTGTTCGAGGCCGCTATGGGGCATGGTGACGGGACCGTGAACTGGTTGCCGGAGATATATCAAGGTGCAGGCGTAAACTCCGGAGAGGTATTTCGAGTATCCGAGGACTTTGGCTTAGCTGAGATAGACATCGACTTCGCCCACCCCGAAGCCAGCCAAAACAAACTGGTCGAGTTGACCGAGGCGGTAGAAGCACAATGCCCGGTCGGCCATGCGCTCGGCATCGAGGGCGTTGGAGAGGGCATCGTATGGAGACACCTGACCGATGACGGTCAGCTTCTCATGTTCAAGGTCAAGGGCGAGAAGCATTCTGTCAGCAAGGTCAAGAAGCTGGCGCAAGTGGACCCTGAGAAGGTCGCCAGCGTGCAGAAGTTCCTTGAATACGCAGTGACTGAGCAGCGCTTGCAGCAGGGCTTGGCCGAGGTGTGCGGCGGCGATGCAGACCGGAAGTATCTTAGCGCGTTCCTCAAGTGGGTATCGACGGACGTGGTGAAGGAGGAATCTGACGTGCTGGAGGCGAGCGGCCTGACGATGAAGGATGTTGGTAATCCGATGTCTATCCGTGGGCGGGAATGGTTCTTTTCGAAGGAGATATTGTGATGAAGACAAAAACGAACGGGTTGATTGTGCACGGGCTGGACGGGTGGACAGTCACAAGAAAGCCGCGTGGGACATGGGAAGTAGAGACAGCAACGGGCGACAGTGATATTTACATCGGTGGACCGGTGCTGGATCAGATACTAACGGCAGTTGACAACGCTACACCGCAAGACGACGGGACAGCTACTAATGCAGAACTGCGGGAGGCGTTGCAGGCTATTGTTGACGAGTTCGACTGTTACATTAGCGATGTGTTTGAGAACGTAATTGCTGAGGCAAGGGAGATACTCAACCAAAAGACCTGCCGATCCTGCAAATTTTACAGCTTAGTTAGCGATAGCGGTGATACTTGTGAGTGGGCATTATCTGCCGAACTGCCTGCTTCTGCGAGCCCCTGTAGCGAAATTTGGTTAAAGGATACAAGTATCGCCACAGATTGCCCGTGCTATGAGCAAAAGATATGAACCGACAGCAGGCGGCGGCAGCGCTAAGGCGGCATAACGAGCGGCGGCGAGGGGGGCTGAGAACGGGTGGCTGGATGACCAGGCAGCGGCGACAAAGCTTGGCTAGGTGATCGAGTTTGCGGCGGATGAGTTGGGGCGAGTTTGTGTGTGGAACGTAGCGCCAGGGAATGACGAGCACTATTGGCTAACTGAGTGCGATCAAATACACACGTTCGCTGACGGTCACGATTACTATGCGTCATGCCCATACTGTGGCGGCAAATTGGAGGTGGGGGGAGTGACGGAAAGCAGAATTGAACTTAGCCCGTCATGCCGGATTGTGCGTGTAGTATATGCTCACGACACGCCGCCGGATCTTTATCTTGAATATATTGAACACTCGTCTGATCACTGGTTCAGTGATACAGAAACATTAGTTAATATTGACGATAAGACGGCGAAAGAGATTATTGATCTGCTTGGAGGTACGGCTACTGACTGTCGGCCCACTCCGTAGCAACCAGTATCTCGAACCGCGATGCGTGCGGCCCGGCCAAGTGCCGGTTCACGCACTGCACCTTCACCAGCCGCTTGCCGTCGCGCTCTTCCATATCAGCATCCCTATTGCACCTCGCAGCGGCGTCAACGATTGCTGATGCCCGTTCCTCATACCCAGCAGAAGCGGCACGGTTGCCGATGAAATCGCCGATAGATAGGGTTCCACCGGTGGCGAGAACCGCCCCGATGACACTCCCGGCCAACAGCAATTTTCGGTTGTTGTCTTTGGCGGTCCCGTCAACGTCGCGTAGCTTGTCAGCAATCGCCTTGACATCGCCCTCCAAGGTTTTAGTCCGCTCCTTCAGCCGCCCTATATCCTCGCCGCACATCATTATTTTCGCACCTATGCGGTCAAGTATCGCTGTTTCGGTCCGCTTGATGGCTCGCTCAAACTCGCCGCGCTGATTGTCAACCGCAGTCAGCAGCCCGTTGATGCTGTTTATAATAATTTCCTGATCCATGTTTGCCTCGCTGATACGATTAAGCCACAAGCGCGCGATTAGCCTTTCTCGTTAGGCCCAGCCGGTCATCGAACCCGTTGAAACCACCATTGATGCGCTTCGTCATCCCCCGCATATCGCCACGGTCTGCATACTCATTCAGCCCGTTGTCGAGCCAAAACCAGATAGCCGACAGAAGCGGATTGATAGGCCCAGGGTCACCGGCCCACATCCTATATGTTTCCTGGTTGTCGCGCCCGGTCAACTGGATGAACCCCTCTCCCCGGTAATGCCACCCGTCACCACTGGCCTCGTCGCCGTTGCCCATGCGGTTCGCATAAACCCGGTTCGCGATGCGTTCCGGGTTGCGCGCATAGTCTTTTGCTTGCGCCTTGGTGAAGTACTTGCCAAACGTGGCAAGCAATCCTTTTTCTGAATAGTTCAAGTTCTCCCGCGTTCTGCGCAACAGCGCAGACTCATGCAAAACCTGTCCAAGGAAAGCGGCCTCCCTGGTGATACCCTCGATCCCGTGCTCTGGTAGCTTAACCGAAAAGCGCGGACCCCAATAGTTCGACAGGTCTTTACTCACCCCACATATCAACAGCGTTGTTTCGTCAATCATTTCAACACCTCCACCGGCGTTCCGACAGCGTTATTCAGCCCGAAATCAACCGGCCTGCTGCGGTCGGCAATCTGGTTGCGGCCAGCGGTATCGTTGTTGTCGCCGTTGGTCGTGTTCTCGATGCTGGTGACACCAGCGGAATCTACAATTTTGGCTATTCCAAACCACTCGGAAAACTTCGACAGCCCAGCGGTCAAAGACCCGGCGACTTTGCCTTGCGCTCTGTTTTGCGCAATCACAGAATCAACGTACCTGCCGTAATCCGTCGCCCACTGCTTGTCATCTGCTAGAGCATCAATGGCCGCAATGCCCACCTGTGCCGCCGGGTCTTTTACCGATGCCATCCATTGGTATTTAGCAACAGCCAGATCTCGCCGCGCCGCCTCAGACGCAGCCGAGGCCACCGGATCCGGCTTTTCAGCAGTCGTACAACCAGACAGAAACGGTGCCAAAATAACCACAAGAAAGAGTGTGACGAGGCTGCTGAAAACAGCCTTCTGATCGCCTGATGCATAGCTTATCCGCGCACCAAGGACGGCAGCATACTCAGATATCGCTTTTTTGATGTTTACTTGGTGCAGATTATCCATACTATATTTCCTCGCTATTTAAGCGTGTTTGGTGGCCCTGCCCCTCTCGGGTACGGTAGCGAGGCAGCACCTTTTCAGGGCCAAAGGGCGGTACTGCCTGTGAATTGATTTAACGCCTTCGCCGTAGTGTCCGCGCGCTGCCTGATCCAATATGCTCGCCTGCCCACCGGATGTCTTCTGACTGGCTGTTTTGACTCGCCAGTATCGGGAACAGTCCGCTGATAGCAGCGGCTCCGGCAAATTCTTCATGTTGCCGTTCAACTGCCACCTGAGTATAAAACCCTGGCGGTGTAACATCCGTGTAGACGGTCGGGTCGTCGGTCTCAGAGAAATTTATGCTGTACCCAAGCCACGATCCAGCATCATTGTATACCCGCAAAGATATAACACCAGCCAAGGCCGGGTCGTCATAAATCATAGTATAGCGGAATCCATGCGTGCCGGAAGCATCGCCTGGGAATTCCGCCCGCTCAATGTTTACCCGACCGTGCGCCTCAAGCGGCACGCGAACCCGCTGACGTACTGCCGTTGGTGGTGCGTCTGTACCGCCTTCATTGACGGATTTTGCCCACACCTCCAGGTCGTTCCGGCCTTGAGGTGCCAGAGCAGTACTGCTCCCACTCACGACCTTTGTGGCATCTTCAGAGATTACCTTCGCCGCCTGCTCCTGCAACTTGCGGCTGATAGCAAACGACGATGGCAGATACGCCGCGAGGTCGGTGTCGAACGCCGGTAAATCTATGTCCGCCGTATCCCGCAGCGCTTGCAGCGCTGTTTCAGCTTGATCAGCAGAATCCTGCGCCGCTGCGGCAAGCTCTGGATCGCGAGGCATGTTGACCGGGACTTGGGCTGTGATTTGGTCTGATTTGTCTTGCCGAAGGCGGCGCACTTCGTCATCTGCCGTTGGTGCCCGGTGAGCGCCGCTGTCGCTGTCCCAGACCCATTGATCGGTGATGCCGGCATCCTCCACGTATTCATCATCGGCCAGCGCAGCGCCGTCGTAAACACCGCGGTACGATGGCGGCATTGATTCAATTATTGCGTATTTCATCGTGCTGACTCGAATCCTTTAACGTAAACAGATAGCCCTATACCGGCCTGACTAAGGTGATAGACAAACTCACCGGACCCGTCTGATGGAATTGTTGCTGATACTTGCGCGCCATCAGTCCAGATATATGACGGTGCGGTAGCTGGTCCGAGGTTACAAATCGTACCAGACCCGCCGCCTGAGAAAAACAGCTTCGGGCTTGCCCATGCTGGTGCGTATTGAGCATACGACACTGCCGTTACGGTAAGGCTTGTTCCTGCGCTAAGTACAGCAGTGTCAACAGTGTTGGCGACAAGATAAACAGCGTTTCCATCCCTCCTAATATCCATCATGTTGCCGCTGCCATTCAGCGGTAGTGCATCCAATAATCTGCGTGACGGGTCGCCGGTTTTCTGCCGCGCCGAACCAAAATACAGTTCCGGTGGCGTATTGTTGACCTCGATAGCAGGCGTACCGTTGTTGTCGTACGCATACGCATACAGCATTTCAGGAGCAGTACCAGACCCGAACACATCCAGGCTGGTATTAAACTTCAATATCTGCCCGCTTGGCAAAGACACCTCGCCCGTCCCGCTATGGTAAAAGTTGGCAGACACAGACCCTTGCATGCCAGTAAGGCAGGTAGTATCCACATTGGACGCCGCACCTCCACCGGTCTGCTTCTGGACCAACAGGCTGTTGCCAGCACCGAGCGTTGCATCAACAATCGGCGTGCCAGCGTTGCCGACCTTCTGCGCGTAGGCTCGAAACACGGTGCCCGTCGGATAACCGCCAACCGGTGCCTGTAGCGTTACGCTTGATATCGGGGTCGCGATTGCCCCTTTTGGAATGGTCCAAGGGACGCCCGCCCCTGTTGGGTCTGCACCATCTACACCGATGCCAACCGCTATGCTCGCGGTTATGTTGCCGAGCAGGTTCGAGGCTTGCGCGATAACCTGAAAATAAATCGAGTCGCCTTCGACCGCTGGCTCGCTCGCCGTGGTCGTCACCAGCAGGCCGATATCTGCCCAAGCAGCGGATAGCGGCGTGTCAATCAGGGTGTCCGAGTCACTGAGCGACCACCCAGGTTCCGGAAGGTCTACGGCAAACACATCGCCCTTATCCGTGATGTGTAGCCCGCGCGTCTCAGTGCCTGCCAGGGAGGGGATGGTGAACGTGGTCCCGTGTACCTCAGCCGTGGCCGCGTCCGCCGAAAAACCACCGCTCGCCGGGCTATAGGTGCCGTCTGGCGAATGGAACAGTGCAACACCGGGCGCGCTGGTGTGCTGCATCGCACCGACCAAGTTGCCAGCACCATCGATAACCCGCACCTGCTTGCCAGCCGTGGATAGGTGGCTGTGCAGTTGGCTATCAGGTGCCTGAACGCCGAACGCCCACCGGGTAGGGTCAACCGCCGCGCCTTGCAGCGTGATCGCACCGGATGAAATCCTGGCCCACAGGTAGATGGTGTCAGTACCAGCCGGGATAGGGTCTGGGTGATACCCGCCGAACGCCGCCTGTGCGGCGTAGTCAGCAGGGATAGCCGTTGTCTGGAATCGGGTTACAGGGTCAGTGCCAGCATCAACGCTGATGCCGTATTCGAGCCCACCCGACCCGAGCGCCTCAGCCACACCCATAATCCACAAAGCACCGTCCGAGACATCAGCGGGCAACGTGCCTGCTGCTATCTGCGTCCACGTGCCGGATAATACGCGGTCAGTGGCGTCGTTGGTGCCGCGCGTGGTCGGGATTAGCGCCCCGTCAACCGTGACAGAAGATCCGCCAAGAACCATCCCAAGCCGCTTGGCCTCGGAATAGAGATCGGCGGTGTCGGACACCCCAGCTATCGCGTAGCGGTTATACAGCGCGGTGGTTGCGCCAATTACTGTTGTCATATCATTTTCCTGTTACCGGAAAGCCCGTGTTCACTTCCGGGATAAATTCAATACCTTCAAAACCCCTAACAGTCGTACTACCCCCAGACGCACCGGTCAACGTCCACACCAGTTGCGCCGCTTCAGCCTGTGATCCGCCGAGGCTGGCACCTGACACCGGCAAACCCCTCGGCAACTTTAGACCGTTCAGCGACACGGCACCGGTGAACGGCACAACCACATTCAGCGGCAAGCTGACCGCAGCAATCTGCGCCTCCTCAAGTGCCGCGCGCGCTGCTATGCTTGCGCCGCCCATGCACGCTGCTATGCTTGCGTCGCCGCCATTATCCGGCGGCGCGCCCGTGTCCGACAGGTCGCCAGACAAAAACAGGTAGTCGAACACAGCGAGGAATGCCCCGTTCGGGTCGCCGCTACAAATGAAGCCTGTCATCAGTAGATCGGCATCAGGTATGCTGGTTGGCGATGTCCCGCTTGCCACCTCTGACCCGTCAAGCTTAATGACATAGGCCGGTAGCTCTGGCGTGCCTGAGGCGGTGATTATGGCTTTGAATTCGTACTGTTGGTTGTACGCCAAACCGATCGCCGCAGCGCTGCCTATAACCGTGTAGGCGCTGCCTGCCACGTAGTACAGCACCACGCGTTGCCCCTCGGAGCCGCTGGTCTCGAAACTGAGCACGTAGCCACGACTCCGCGCGTCATCAACTGCGCCGAAGCGTGCTTGCAGGTTGCCGTTTCGCAGCACAACGCCGGAGATCACCAGCGGTGTGCCTTCAACGTCGCGTGGCCGCGTTACTGAGCCACCCAATTCGGATGAGCCACCTACAAGCAACCCCGGAGCATCGCCGCTCTGAGCAGGCACTTTCATCGACCAACCATAGGTCGGGTCGTCGCTGATCGTAAACTCGCCGCCATTGGCTGGTGACCAAATATGCTGACCTTCGCCCTCGAAGTTTCCCGACCAAGTGCCCATCAGGGGCCAACCACACTGTGGCCGAACGCCTTGCCTGGATTGGCTGCGCTGTTTCCGTCGAACACCAGCCATGCGCTACCGCTGTCGCTGCCTTGCAAGTTCAACCCGCTGACCGCCTTGCTACCGGGCGGAAAGAACAGGCCGTCCATCTGCATCGCGTGCTCGAAAGATGGCAGTGGTGGTGATGGATATGGCGTATCCGACACCAACGCCAGCGGCAAGCCGGTTGCTGTGATCGTGTTTTCCGTTGCGCCTGATTCCAACGTAATGCTCCCGCCCGCTCCATGCACGACGATGCTGGCAGGGCCGACGCCGATGGATTCAAAATGCACTGTACCGGTCGCATCCGTATAGATCCGCATATCGCCGATAGTGGTAGCCACACCAGGGAAATTTGTCTCTGCGGCTGGGTTGGCTGCCTGCGTGCCGCTGGTGTCACTGTAGGCAATAAGCTGGTTGGCCGCTAATGGTGGTTCATCAGGCTGGGCTATGCCTAAAGGAAGCCCGCTTCCTGGGTAGCCCGCGGCGGGATCATCAGGGTCGAGAAGGATGTCCTTTAGCTTTTTGTATATGATGCCATTAGGATTAGCCGCTTCTGGAACCAGCACAAAGTCGTCAGATCCAACCGGGAGTCTAACTTCTTCTGCTGAATCCCGCGTAAGAATGTCTCCCTTGGTGGTTAAAGGCGAAGCTGGGCCCGTGCCTGGGCCCGTGCCTGGGTTGTCGGGGTCCCAAGGCAGGTCCGTCAGCTTCTGGTAACTCACGCCAGTAGGTGATGAGGAGTCCCCCGAGAGCACGAGACCGTCGCCAGCGACTGGGACCCTGGTTGGTAGGGTGCTATAGCCGGACAAATCGCCTTTTGTAGTTGTGGGTATGAGGCCACCATCACCAGATGCTGCTTTCCATGCTAGCCCTAGAGGCGAAGTTGGGTCAGCAGTCAGCACTTGGTCTAGGACACCTACAGGGAGCCTGTCGAGAGAAAGCCCGTTATAAGCGAGTAAATCACCGACCTCGGTTAGTGGAATACCGAGCTCTGTCGAGATGTGCCAAGAGAGCTGTTGCACCATCATTGTGAGCTTATCGACAGCATTCTCTAGGATCTCCATGTCGAAGGGGGTGTTATTTACCCAGTCCACTAGCTGATTAGCTAGAATAGATCTCGCCAGATTGAGGGTGCCGACAGTGCCAACGTAGCTGACTTCAGCCGAGCCTCCATCTGTATCGTCGTTGATAGTGACCGTATAGTCAATGCCAAGGGTCAGAAGAGTCTCGGCATTAGAGCCGCCATCAATATGCGTGACTGTCAGGTCCTCGTCTTTTTGTATCTTGAAATTAAAAGGAAAGACAGACGGGACCATGTACTCATAGGAGTCAAAGGGGGTAGTGTCTTGAACTGTCATCGCTTAGGTCCTGTAGTGGGGAAACCACGGGGGAGCTCAGAAATATGAGGCTCCCTTGTTGTACGAGGCACGAAAGTGGGTACACCTTTCTCACCCCGTGCGTGTTGCTGGTAGATCAGTTGCTGTTCGAGGTAGTCCTGATACTTAGCTTGAAGATCCGGGTAAGCCCCCATCATGTAATTGCGAGTGTTCGTGCTCATCCTCTCAATCTGCAAGGATAGGACTGACCTCTGAGTGATAGGGTCAGCTGCTTTGAACTCAGGGTCACTGATAATCTCAGTCAGAACCTCTCGCATAGATGGAGCATCTTCAATGCCCTTACCGCGAAGAACTTCATAGTCAGCTTGTTGCTGAGTGGTAAGAGGAACCACCGCATTTTTATACTCGAACTCTTTAGGGGCCATCGGAGTGGACACCTCAAGCTTAATCATCAAGTCAGACAGAGCATCTTCCTCGTAGGTTAACGAAGCAAATGGGGATATCATGTCAGGCCCTAAACCTGCTGGCCTAATCTGGTCATCGCCCCAGAAAGTCTTGTATGCGGGAAGGTCCTTAGACCACCCTCGGAGGCTTGATTTTACTGAGTCGATGTAGCCGTCAGCTCTCCGAACGACCGGGTCATTCTGCCAGGCATCTTGTCGAGCGAATGAATTAATAGATAGTGAGGTCATAAGGCTATAAACCTTCTTCTTGGCTTGCTCAGGATTGCCGACAGTGATAGCTTCCAGAGTCGACATCAGCTCTCCGATAGTGCCTAATATGTAGGCATCTTGCAAGACACGAGTAAAGGGAGCTATCGTAACTGTAGCGAGCTGCTGAAAGGCCTCAGTAGGCTGGCCAGTCTTAGGGTTGACTGTCTCCATACTCTGGATAGCATCTCTATAGTTCACCATCATACCTAGCACCATACGAAGTGGCTCTAGTTTGGCATAGCTGACTATCTCATTAGTACCTGGAATTCGTATAGAATAAGGGGGTTGCCGCTTGGCTCTGAACCTCCCCTCAGGGGTAGTCATGTCAAAACCACCAGTGATGTTATCACTTAGACTGGAGACCACGGCAGCAGGGATGAGGGTTCCCATGGCTATCTTAGCCATAGCCTCGTCTCGCTCAGGTCCTGTTGACTTCGGGCTCATCAGCGGTTTCAAGTCGTTAAAGACATTGCCTACTACCGAGTTTCTGACTCCCATCTTCAGGATGTTAGTCGTAGTACGAAAGAACGGTAACAGAAACCTGAGAGGAGTGCTGATGATGCCTTGGTGGAACTTACTAGCAGTATCGCCTAGCATGTTCGTAAAGGTATTCAAGTCGGCAAACTGAACGGCTCGCACAGCCGCATCAGTACTAGGGTTCTGTTTCAAGGCATTGTAGATCTCTCGACGGGCAGCAGGCCGGTAGGGGGCCCCGAAAGCCTGCCTAGCTGCATCACCATTAATCTTCATACGATAGGTGATGGTCTTGAAAGCAGCATCAGCTCCCATCAAGGCAGAGCCGGGTATACGAATCACATGCCCAGAGAAATCTATGAAAGAGCCTAGAGCAGACGCTCCTAGGTCCTCAGTACTGCCATTCGCTATAGCCGCCTTTCGACTAGATAGGGTAGGTAGGCCAGCCTTCTCAGCCGTGATAATCCGATGCTTAAGCTGCTGCTCTACCGTGGTGCTGTAGAGGCCGGCAGGTATCCCGAGCTGACTAGGAGTGGCTCCCAAGCGACCTATGCCAGGGAAGCCTTTATCGTAGGCTAGCTTAGCTAGGCCAGAAGTTTCTAAACCTAAACGGAATACGTCAGAGACTCCCTTAGTGACTCCAATTATCTGAGCCATACCATCGGAGTAGTTAGCAACAGCTTCAATGTAATCGCTCCGAACGGTGGCATTCATCGACCGGAGAAAAGCCGCAGTCGGTGACATTGTCATAACCGCTAAGTTAGAAGCAATGTTAACAGAATGAGTAATGGGAGCGGCAAGGATATTATTCGCGAATATCTCAAAGGCAACATTCTGGAAGTTAAACTCTCCCATCTTAGCCAAGCCGGTCTTAGAGCCCGTAGCCATAGTCCTAGCCAAGGTAGCTGCATCCGGGGCCATCATGAACATTTCGTATAGCTGAGGATCGAGCTCACCGTCAGGAATCTGACCGTAGAGCCGTTTCAGCTCAGACATACGTTCCACATTAGCAGTAGCTGTCAGGCTATACGACCGAAGAAGTTGACCGGCATGAGCAGCGCCTTGAACAGCCTTCTCGTTCAACATAGTGTGGACCACGAAAGCCTTCTGTGCGGCTATCTTGTCAAGCTTACTACCTGCATTAGCCTTAAGAACGAGACCGCGAAGGTTCTCAGCAGAAGACAACAGTATAATCCTGAGTGCCTTAGCTTGATGAGGCAGCAGGTTAGACACCGGCACATGAAGTAGGTCAGATAGTTTTTCAGTCTCGGCTGCAGTGTTAACTGCTGCATCAGTGCTCCCGCCTCTGCTAGCCTCGAGTTCCTTACGGAAGAACTCAGAGACGTTAACAAACAGGGTCTGCACATCTTCTGGAGAATTTTGCTTTGATAGATTGATATTGACAGTATATTTCTGGTCAAGATCAGCTCTGCCATCAAGTATCTCAGAAGGCGGTAGTTGCCCTACATTGAAGGAGGGCTTGAGAGGGTCGCCGAGAGTCTCATCAACACTACTCATGATAGCGTCTGCTTCGGCCTGTAGCTTCTCGTCGATAGCAGGCTTTACATTGGCACTCTCCAGAATCTCATCGAGCTTCTGCATCGCTTCTGCATCGCCCTTCTCAGCGAGTCTAGCGATGGTGATTACGTCAGCAGAGCTGAGTTCCTCAACAGCCTTCTGCCAAGCAGGTGAAGTATTCAGAGCGGCAGGCAAAGGTCCCGGAACCGGCAGCTCCTCGCCTTTGGAAAGAGCAGGTACCACCTGAGTCCTAGGGCTGAGGAGAGCCCACTGCTCTGCTCCGTCCTCGTACATCTTATGAGCATCATAGCCCATCTGGGCAGTCAGATAGTCCACTCCAGCCTGACCTAACTCATCGACAGCAGTCCAGTTATCGCTCCCCTTAGCCATAGCAATATGAGCAGGAGATGGCCGTGACTGATTGACTTCCATAAACGCTTCTTTCCAATCCTCAAGACTCTGAGGATCGTTGGCAGTGTCTAAGAATTTATTGACTTTAGCGAAAACCGGAGTAAGGCTCCCTCCCACAGTCTCTCTAAAGCCAGTATAGCTATTAGCAAACTGAGGAGTAGTCGAGAAGAAAGCAGCATCATACCTAGCAGAAGAGCTAGTCTCGCCTCTTTCAGAAGCCGTAGAAATCCTTTCAATAGGCCTTTGCCTACCGTGCCAAAGCATCAAAGGAATGCCATCAGCATCTACGGCTTGGGTTCCTTCGAGCTTAGCCGCTATCTCTGGGTCTTCTAAGAGCTTAGCTTTGCCGGAGTACTGCACCGGCTTAATCTGAGCTTTATCGAAGACAACAGCTCCCTGAGTACCTTCATGATTACCTAGGTAGAATCCATCGTAGCCGGCATCTCGCAGGTAATCTACGTCAGCATTAGTAAGAGCCTTAATGTCTTTCGCACTATAGACGTCAAGCTCGCTGAGAGGGACTCCCTCCCGAGCAGCAGCAAAAGCATCTACAGGGTCTGCAGCGGTAGGGTCTTCTCCCCTCTTAACGATAACTAAACCTTCAGCTCTGCCTGCTCCAGACTCAAGATGATTTGCCTCAAAAGCTGCCTGGAGCTCAGCATAGCTAGGGTAGGCTTGCGGCGAATAGACAACATTAGCCCCGGTAGACCTACTCTCGCCGGCGTAAGCTGGCCCCCTAATCTCTACCTTAGCCTGAACAGACGGCACCCCGATAGCACGGTTAGGGTTAGACGCACTTGCAAAGACATAAGCATTAGTGGCACTGATAGGGGACCCATCGACCGCTCGTCCTGGGGTTGGACCGCCAGCACCTGGTGGAATATTCTGGACAAAAGTCTCAGTGCCATCCTCGACAAAGTCGGCAGCCTTTACCACACCGAGTTCTTCATCGGTAGGTACTTTAGGAGCCGGGGCTCTTACCGCGTTATCGACTGCGCCTACTGGCCGTGCGAGACCGACGCCGAATATTTCATGTAGGCCAGCTTCAATAGGGCCTGCTGCACCTCGCGTGCCAGACTCAATACCCTTTCCGACAACGCTGGCCAGACCAGCGCCAACCGCGATGTCGCTGACACCTAGCACCTTACTCAGGTGCTCTTGGAACCTGGGGTGAGCATTAGGGAGCAAGTTCTGGACAGCCTCCAGAGCCACATCCCGAGGTTGCCCACCGCCCTCAGGGGGGAGGTTGAACAGACGACGCTTCCCGGTATCGATAGCCGCACCGAATTTCTCAGCGACGGCCTGGCCGATGGGGGTGCCTTCCTCAGGTCTATGTGCGAAACCGCCCAAGACCCCTTCCAGAGGGGCTGCGAGAGGGCCTGTGGCCTTCATCAGGAAGCCCAGGGCTCCTTCAGCGGTGGGAACGAAGTCGTCGTACCAGGAGGGTGCAGGGGCCTCACGAGGGACCGGTGGGGCCTCTATGACCCCTTCCGGGCGTGGCACGTCAATCGGCAGACTAGCTATAAAATCATTCGGAGGTAGGTCTGGCTGGCGTGGCACGTCAATCGGCCAGTCAGCAGTAGGCTGAGCCGGCGGAAAGTCGGCGGCAAGCTTAACTGGCGCCGCTGGCCCTTCTTCCTCAGCGAGAGCCGCTGCAGACCTTTCGTAGTCGGCGTCGATAGCACGATCTTCTCTCAGCTCTAGTTCAGAGCGATAGTTGTCAATTGGACGTGTGGGGATGAGAGTGTTACTCACGGAGTAGTTCCTGCCTGCTCATTAAATGCTGCTTCATAACGTCTCAGGTTTCTCATTTCAGCATTATACTGAGGCCTTGAAATTAGGCCAGACTGGAAGGCCTCGAAGTAGGTAACACGTGCTTTGTGGACATCTATCATTTGAACTGGCTTAGCGACCAGAGTAGGCCGAGGTAACCGATTAATAGGTATTTTATTGAAGTTATAAGATGCATCGATATACTCGGAGATTGTCTTTTCAGACATACCTCCTCGAAGCATAGTTGAGATATCGCGACTTGCCTGATTCTGCATCTCTGCAATATCTTCGGCTCTGAAACCCTGGGTATAGACACTGCCAGCAATAGCTACACTAGCTTGCTCATTCAACATCTTGTACCTGCCAAGACTGGCCGGATTAGTAATCTGCTTCTGGAGTGCCCCTATTTCAGCAATTGCATTTTCATCCCGATTCACAGCAGGGTCAGCAAGAAAGTTTGACATTACCAAAATCCCTCTATCTGTGCGGAATCCATTAGGAGCAGTGCTAAGAATCTGATTACGATACCTAACCATAGCCTCGGGGTCAGCTACTGTGCGCTTATCCGCGAAGTTACGGGCAACATAGCCTGAGGCTATGTCGGGGTCAAGATCACCGCGCAGCGTCATAAAGGCTATATCTTGTTGACTCTGCACCTTACCATTGAGTTCTTCGCCTATCAGAGTAGCCTCATTGGCTTCCTGAGTCTGCTTAGTCTGAGCAGCGTTTAGACGTATCGAAGCCGAGAGCTCAGAACTAGCAGTACGAACTGCATTCTCAGACCACTTCTTAAGGTTACCTTGAGCCTTAGCTAAAACCTCAGGAGCACCTAGGAGCTCTTGGTTGCCCACTGCAGTGTAATAGTTCTGAGCAGCTCGATAGCCATTGACACCGCCACCGTTAGCCAGGTAGGTTAACTGACCGACTGCCTGTACCGTCTCATACCATCCCTTAGCTGCGGCTTCCTTACTCTCAAACTGAGCATCATGGCGTTGCTTGAGAGTGGTGCCAGTGACAGGGTCGACATTGTGGATAGAGGTAGGGTCAGCTAGAAACGAGCTTCGCACTACTTTAAGGTTCTCGAATCGCTGGTCAGCCACGGCCCGCGCGTGGGCAGCCGCACGGCGGTCAGCTGCTTTAAGCAGATACTTAGACCTAGCGGCGAACATAGGGACCACAGCCTGCTGTCGCACAGCCGGCGAGAGATTCTGTAGAGCCCCGTTAAACCTTGTCTCTGCCTGGGCTTCAAAAGCCGCTAAAGAGGGGAGATTGTTATTAGTGGCTCTTTCGTCTCCGAGCTCGCCGAATGCTTTGATAAGGCCGAGCTCATAATCGCTGGCAGTTCTCTGGCTGAGTACAGCCGCTTCCTGTTGGAAGACATTGACTGCAGCCTGCGACACCGTACCCAGAAAGCTGTTCACAGCAGCGGGGGTTCGATCCCGAGTCTGGCGGGCAGGCTTAACAGGAGTGAACCTCTCAAGGCCGGCATAGGGGTTAATCGCACCAGTGCCAGCTGCTACCAAGGTGGAACCTTGGCGTAGTTGAGGATTCAGGCTGCCGCCGCCGGGCTTGGTGCTGATACCCGACGAGGCTAGGGTAAATTCAGCCATTAGGAGCCTACCGCCACAGTGGGAGGAGTTTCAGGGGCCTTCAAGAAGTTCCCAGTCTTTACGAAGTTAGATACCGAAGGGTCATATTGCGAATTAATCTGAAGACTCCTAATACCACTCCCAGCTGCTTGGAACAGCCCGGCAGTTAAGTCTTGAGTATTCTGCAAGCTCTGATACTCAGAGTTCAGCTGGATTGAAGTGCCGCCAGCAGCAAGAGCATTCTGAGCCGACCTAGTCTGAGCATTCGCGGTAACTGCGGCCGTAGCGAGACTTCCCTGGGTTTGATAGAAGTTAGAGAGTCGAGCTGATTGGGCTGCCTGCTGGCCTTCGTACAGCAAGTTCTGAGTAGCAACACTGCCTTCCCAATTGTTCTTGGCTTTTGCATTCTCGACATTGGCTGCCTGCCGCTCAGCGCCGAACATCAGCGCGTTGGCATCCAGAGCCCGTTGGGCAGTCTGGCTGCTCACTGCCTCGAAGTTACTGCCTTCGCCAATAAGAGTGCCAGAGGCACCTTGGTCAGCTACTATAGCCCCTTTCTCACGTTGTCTGTAATTCTCAAGGTGGACAAGGTCTAGGTCTAAGTCTTCCCAGATAGCCCCGAGCTGAATGTCAAGCAAGTCAGAGTTATACTGAGTAGTGGCACGAACAAGGGCAGCATTATACCTTGACTTGCTCAGACCGCTGGCTACATTGGCCTCAGTGAGCTGCTTAGAGAGAACTGCATTGTAGGTTGAGAGGTCATACAGGGACTGTGCATTGGCAATAGAGGTGTTGTACTGAACCACACTGTTGTACTGCGCCCAGGCAGCCTGGCTCTCTTGCTGGTCGTCAGCAGACTTTCCTGAAAATAGGCCAACGACACCGCCTACTATGCCTCCGATAGCCGCTCCCCAAGGCCCCAGAACAGCCCCTGCCGCTGCCCCAGAGGCAGCTCCTGACACTGCTCCTGACGCTGCTCCACTAGTCATTTACTTCCACCAAATCAGTGACAGCCCTGACCGTCATAGGCAATGGTTGCCGTTGTTGTAGAAAGTAGTTAGACTCAGAGTCGAACCCTTCTGGAAAACTGAGCTTGATAATGCCAGTGGTCAAAGGAACGGGTTGCCCTGTCAAGTCAGTAGGTACTCGGAAAGGTATTTCCTCGATGGTATCATCGGAGTCAGTATGGCCGGTCTTACCGAAGTAACCACCAACCGTCCTATAGAAGTCAATATACACATCGATGATTCGCTGTGTACGACCGATAGAGGTGCCACTGGTATCAGAGGCATCCTTCAAATTAGGTTCGAGAGTCGAGACATAAGGCAGACCGATAGCCACTTGAGAGTAGAAACCGTTAAGTTGAACAGTCCCGTTGACCACCGTCATGGGAGGGTGTGCCGAACCGTCGACATAGCCGACAACCTCAAAACCTTCCAGATAGTCAAGGCCAGACAACGAGTCGACCGGCACACCAGAGTACTCTGAGAAACTATCAAGGAATCTAGCAGAAGTGTCTAATGAGTCATGGATGAATTCGCGATGCATCTTCTCGATGTAGATCTTACCGTTGGGCCGCTGGACAGCGAACCAAACTTCGTCCTCTCGCTCATCGCCTGGCACACTTGTAATCGCCAAGAACTCACCGGCAGTAGAGTGAGAGTGCCAGCCGACAATCTTCTGCCTTCGTTGGTAGGTTATCCCGAGCATTTCACCGTCACCGCGGATGGCCCACACAATACTAGAAGGTGACTGCTGATACGTCCAGTCGACGATCGGGGCTGGGTCGGTCAGGTGAGACGAGAGAACTGAGATGTCTGAGTTGGCGAAGTTATCGTCAGAAAAGTTATAGATAAATTCATTAAGAACTCGGCCATGACGTTCCAAGAACAAGAGAGCACTGTCAATCAGGAGTGGTTTATTCTGCTCTCCGCCTCGGCTTGTCTGCCGCTGAGCCAGCACATTGGAAGGAGTCAGAGCAGCACGAGTCGAACCTGAAACAGTCCACTCGTTACCGATGGTTCCAAGATTCAGAGTCTTGGTGGACACCATCCAAACAATCTTGTTCTGGGTACCGCTATCAAGAGTGAAAGTAATAGCATCAGAGTCAATCAATGGACTTGATACTCCGAAATCGAAGAAGTCGCCAGCTTTACTCAACCACACAGTCTGACGTTTCAAGCTTGAGGCTGCAAAGGCAAGCCTTTGCTGATGGAATGCTACCCTCTCAGGCCAGCCGTTCGCATTAGACCAGTCTGAGGGAGCGTCTGTAAAGGTAATAGAGGCCAACGACCAGCAATACAGATCGTGCCTAGTGATAACTCGTGGAGCTAAACCCGATTGAGTGATGTAGAGCTCATCGCCGGACTGTGCATAGTCAAAGTTTTTAATGTCCCAGCCAGCCACTAGGGAAAGAGACATAACCTCCCCGGCTACTGGCAAGGGATTTGAGGGGGTACCGGAGGGGCATTCAGTAGGAGGAGGACTAGGGTAAACAATCAACCCGTTTTGGTCTCCGAATACCAGATGAATCAGCCCATCAATGTGCTTGAAAAATATCAGAGCATAAGCTTGCTCTTCGTTGAAGATAAACGGAACAAGTCTTATCTTAGGGTCTATCAGGGACATGCTAACCGCGGTCATATCATAAATAAACCGCATTCCAGGACGCCGAGCGGCAGGCCCCTGAGCTAGACTGATCATGTTGTGCAGTTGCTTACAGCTGTTGGGGTACCGAGCGAAATCAACTCGTGCGCCCATCAGAGGGCTAAAGAGCCCTGCTGAGAACGACTGAGTTAAACGATAAGTAGCCATCAGGAGTTAGTCTGCTCAAGCACGGTACAGTAAGGAAGCCTCTCACCTTCGACATTAACAAAAGTGTCGAGGTTAGGGTCGTTGTCTGGGTGACGGTAGGCATTACCGACGTTAGCTTCCGACTCCCAGGTATTGACTTGCTCTCGCTGATACTGAGTATAAAGGGCCTTAGCAAGGGCTTTGTCAGAAGTAAGCACTGGGGCTAATCTGACTGACATTCCTAAGGCCAATAAGTTAACGAAACCATCCGAGAAACGGGCAGTATCGGAGATCTGTGAGGTGTAGTACAATCCTTGCACTGGCTGAAAAGTTACAAGGTACTCCCCCATAATCTCCCAGCTATTCCTGCCATTCCGAGGATGCAAATCGCGGGCCACTAGGTAGTCTTGCGGCAGACCGTAGTAGCTATAGCCTTCGATTCTCGCATCTTCAGGCAAGATTGCAACATTCAACTTTGCAAACTTACGAGCAAACGGCCAGTCAAACTTCGACAGCAGGTAATCTCTAGTGGGAACAAAAAAGGTCTGGCACATGCGAGCCCTCTTGTTGTCCTCATTAAAGTCCCTGATGGCAGTCTCGCCAATAGTAGCGAGAGCCAAATTCGAAATACTGACTGGCGAATAACTCATGCGTCTGCCTTAGCCGTTACTGAGCGATAGCGAGCATCGAGAAAAGCTTCCAGTTGGATCTTTCGAGAATCAGTGCTACTGGTCTTCAGTGCCACACCGAAATTCTCACGAGCAAACTTTCGCAAATCATTGAGCTCCCACTCAGCTTCCATCAATTCGTCAAAGGACGCCGTCAAGGGGCTCAAAACATAGTCCTCACCCTCTACTGGCTCCATAGCTTTGTGTGTGCCAGCATATTCCACCACTTCACCACGACGCACAAAAATGATGCGGTCGTTGATACGAAGTTGGCAGGTTTTTCGACATACTTGTTTCATGGTAGGTTCCTCGTAGGGCCGAAGCCCCAATCGGTTAAGTGGCAGTCTGGTTACCGCCGAGACTCATGGTGACAGAGCCACCAGTAAATTTGACGACGATATACTGGCGAGTATTCGAGGGAAGCTCGAACTCCACGTCGTCGATGGCATCCAGGCTGAGGAGGAGGCTAAGAGCCCCGGCGGTAGCGCCGTGATCAATCGAGATAAAAGAACCAACGCCCGAGGCGAACAGCTTGATGGACTGGCCGGGGCCGGGCTTCTTAGTTCCCAGATCGAAAGTAACATTATTCGTCAGTTTTACTTCATTGTCCAAAATCATCTTGTTTCTCCAAATATTGTTGAGGCGGGGCTTAGACGACTTGCGTCTCCGTCTCAAGGATGGCGTTGCATTCGCGAATGGGACGGCGACGGAAAGCCAGGACTTCTTCACCGAAGACTTCAGTCAGACCGAGGGCAGCGTTGTGCTTCTCAGTAGAGGCGAAGTCGAGCATGGCGGAAACCGCGGCACCGCAGTAGAACGAACCACGATTACGACCGGCAGCTGGGACAGCATGCATGGCCTTAATCATGTCGTTGTACAGAGCGATCTGATTGGCAGAAGTGTCAATACCGTTCAGGTCGACGTTGGCAACGCGAACGATATAACGCCAATCACGAACGGCCATGCCCATCTTCCACTGGTAGTGGCTCTGGTAACCGCGGAAGCGGCCGCCGTCGTTGTCATGCAGGGTCATCTCGCCGAGGTCTTCGGAGATAAGGCCAGCCTTAGAGCCCTTGGGGTAGATACCGTGAACGGTGTTCATGCCCCATACGATGTAATACAGGGAGGTCAGGTCATTGCCGGTGCCACCGTTGTCAATGACATGAGGCAGATGAGCCGACTCAGTCTGAGCATCGGGCTTGGTAGGGGACAGGTCAACCACGCCATAGCGAGGGGCCAGGCCCAAGAAACGTTCAGGGTTGGTCTTGGTGTCGCCGTAGAACAGGGTCTCTGCCATTGTATTCGACATGCCTTCCAGATGAGGAATGTCCTCAGACAGGCGGAAGTCAGCGGTATTACCATTCAGCATGGCCAAATCTTTGTCGACCTCGGAGAAGGCCTCCAGCATACCGATGGTGTCATCGACCTGGGCGGTAGTGGACTTGGTGGGACGAACACCGTAGTTGAGCATGCGCCAGGTGGGGTCAGGGGTATCCGAACGAACCGTGGTACGGTGACCGGTAGGCAGGTTGCCTTCGACTAGCGGAATGTCCTGAAGGATGGGGTTGGACTGAGCCAGCAATTCAGCGATACTTGCGATGGAACCATCGGGGTCCAGCCGCTTGGTAACGTTGACGAGATTGGGGAGTTCGCCTCCCGCATATGGTACATAAGCCATGGTTTTTTCCTTTAATCAGTCGGATGCGAAGAGCCGAACATACGTTGGGCTGCCGTTTGAGGGGCAGCCGAGGGGTTACCAGCAGATTCCAAGAACCCGCCTTCTTTGAAAGTATCGCCAATCTCCAAAAACATCTTGAGGATTGCTGGATGATTGCCGTACCCGGTTTCGTTCAGCATTTTCGACACAGTGCCATCAGTGTCAACACGCTTCAGAGTCTGTCGGACCACTTCAAGGTTGGCGTCCTTCTGCTCACCCCAACTTGCGACATACTCTTGCCCCTTACTCGCCATCTCAGCCCAAGCCGCTGCTTTGACTTCAGTATCGGCAGTGGTGTAGCCTTCAAAGAGTTGAGTCAACGCCTCCTGCGTAACGCCAGAGTTCTTTGCAAATGCTTGAAGTTGTCCAGCAAACTTCTCGGGAAACTTGAAGGCGGAGACATCCACCTCCGCAGGTTCGGGAACGGGTACCGGAGCAGCTTCTACAGTAGGAGCTTCTACCGGAGTCTCAACTGGGGCGGGAGCCTCGGCTGGCGGTGCAGTCTCACCTACCATCCCTTCGCCAATAGGGGCCGTAACGGCTTCTTCAGTCATCGTTTTCACCTAAATGTTCGAGTTGTAAGTTAATGTAAGCTTTCTTGTCGGCTCTTTCGAGCAATTGCAGAATCTCGAGGCCAACAGAACGACGGCCCTCATAATGACCGCGAAGGTTAGGGTCGTAATTGACAGTATATAAACCAGTCATACCGAGAACTTCCCAGAGGACAGTTCGGCAAGACTCGTTTTGAAGAGCCTTAGCAACGGCCTCGACAATCTTGTCGTATTCCTCATCAATCACAGCCCAGTCTCCTGAGTAGTCTGCTGAGTCTCAGCCAGAATCTGACCGGCCTCTGCTTGGGTCTTCGCCGTATCGGCGCCTATCTGACCACCCTGTGCAACCAGCTGAGCCTGCTGAGCGTCTTGTTCAGCCTTCTGCTGAGCGGCCCTCTGTTCGACTCTTGCTGCACGCATCGCTTTTACTTCAGACTCAGGGCGTAGAACGCCGATGGAGACACCTTCGATGTCAGCACGTTGCCTTGCTGCTGCGTCTGAGTTAACATTATCCAGAATGGTCGGGTCGAACTGAGCGGCCTGCCCTAGGAATGCCATGAACGAATCAGTACCTTGAATCTGAGCACTCTTCTGGGCTTTCGCCATGGGGCTTGTCAGAGTGATACCGACCTGAGCTACCAGCTCGGCATATTGTGGGTCGAGAGGTGGAAATGCTCCAGCTCGAAGCAACAAATTGAAGCTGCGACCAATGGCCGGTGTAAAGAACTCTGATTGCAGACCCTCGACGACCGGCCCCAGCCTGAGCAGCTTTTCTTGTTCCTGGACATTCACCTGCCCCGTCCTCAAAGGAGAGGCATTAGGATCTCTGGAAGATGTAAGAAACACATCATTATAGAAGTTTCGCTGAATGCGTTCTTCCACTCTCTCGATAGCGTTGCTCACACCAGCATAGTCAAAGTTCACCCGATAGAGCTCTGTGACCTGCTCTGCTGGGTTACTGTAATAGTTTTGACCACCTGGGAGCGTATTCAAGTTACCCCGCATTCTCCCAGGAGCATTCAAAGGCGGATCAATGGACTTATGTGTCGCCATCAAAAATGCCTTCTCCATCTCCTGCAACCGCTTAATCTGTGGCAATGCACGGGAACCGGGCCCGATACCATAGGTATCTGAGCCAATGACAGACCACCTAGCAGTGGGATAGGGCCACTCATAGAACCCTTTAACCTTCAGAGGAGTCTTATGAAGCCTAGGTTTCTGTGCGGCTAGGCCAGTGACCTCATAGTAAACTTGGACATAGTCTTTGTCCTGATACTTCTCTTTCTGTACAATCTCAAGCACCAGACCTTCGACCTTGTCGATGCCAGACGCATTACGCTCTACCTTATCCTTCGCATCCGAAGAAACACCGTCAGGGAACTTCTGGACCATCTGCCTAAGTGACATGTAGATGATACGAGTGTAGACAGTAGGCTCGTTGTCAGTACCGTAAGCGAAAGAGTACTCGCCAGCAGTCAGGAGCTCATAACTGAGTCTAGATCGGTTACCCTTAGGGGCTGTCCCAACAAAGATGGAACCAGTACCGAAACCAGTGTATTCGACATAGAAGCCGTTAATGATACGGTAGAAATTACTCTTCTGCAATTCGTCTTTCAGAATCACATCAGCTTGCTGCAACCACGCCTTCAACTCTTCAATCTTGTTGATGGCTTCTTCGGCCCAAGCCAGCTCGAACCACGGGAGGGCAGGAGAGGTCAAGCGACCGTGGATACCGCTAGTCAACACATATAGGGAATCCTCACCTACAGTATTAATTATTTTCTCATTGGTCAGCTTACGTTTCTTCGGTTTCGTGTAAGCATTGTAGATCCCACGGCCAGGCAAGAGATAGTTGCTGATGTCGACCCACTCTTGTTCCCAGTCGTAGCGCTCTTGGAGAAGCTCAGCCTGAATTTGCTGAACTTTCTCGTAGCTGAACTTTTTCTTGAGGCGATCCACAGTCAGCCAACCAACAGCGAGGTGGTAGTTTCAGGGTCTTTATCGTCAAGGGCAGAGCCAGTCCGCACAGTACTCCTTCGACCTTTCTGACTTGCTACTTCAGTCCTATAGTCTGCCCTAGCCTTCGCCAGAATCTCAGACTGCCGAGCTGACCAGTCGACTTCAGGAGTTCTCGCAACCTCAGGGAGGGGCTGGAGAGGCGGGGGAGCGATAGCCTCTGGAGCGGCAGGGGCAATCAAGCTAGGTCCCGGATACTCAGTAGGAGTAACAGGGGCAATAGCCGGAGGTTGAGTACTGGATGTTTTACCGCCCATGTTCAGCCTCCCAACAGTGTGGCATTGCCGAGAGTTTCTTCGGCGATAATCGTTCCAGATGGCCTACCCCGAGTCGTAGTCTCAGTAGTAGTACCGCTCTTTGCCTTAGTCGATGCCGGCTCAACACCGCGAGTGACCTGGAACCCCTCAAACCCAGTGGGTTCCCCAAAATCTGCGAACAGAGCCTCCAATCGAGTTTGCGAACCAGCATCAAACACAGTGGCAAAGTGATTATTAATTCTCTCAGCCTTCTGTTTATCTGATAGCTCGTATGCCACCCCGGTAAGAGCCGCATTGGCTCTTTCTTGGTCCACTGACGTATTGACAAAGTCAATCGAACTGTCAGAAGCATCTAGATAAGTAGAGTAGAGCTTATCCCGAGCATTTAGCCCAGTATTAATTCGATTCTGCTCAGTCAGGGCTTCTTGTTTAGCGACTTGCTCTTCGTAAGTCGGTCCCGTCAAGACAGGCGGAGGAGGAGGAGCGGCTGGCGGCTTTGCCACTAAGGGCACTGCTGCCGGAGCTTGAACCGGCTCTGTCGAATTGCTCTTACCGCCCATTATTGAAGTCTCTCAGAAGTTTTCACAGTAATCATGGCGTCGCATACACCACCTAAATATTTCGAACCGCTGGGGAGAACCCCAAGTTTCTTAAAGCCAGCTTTCTGAACGAAGATACAAGCCACTCGGTTGTCTGACGGAGTCATACCGTACAAGGAATCCAGATAGGGCTCCCCGTTCGGTTGCCTCCAAGTATTTACTATCTCATGCGCTAACATCGAGGCCAGATAAAGCCTCACCTTCGGCGACAGTGTAGGGCTGGTGCTAAAGTGAATCATAGCAGACTTACCGGTGAAGTTCTCCAATGTGAACTCAGCGATAACCGAGCCACCGGCACCCTGCACCAGGTAAGTAAGACAAGTAGTGTCTTCTAACTTACTAAGTGGAATCTCAATACCAGGACTGGCCCCCTCAGGGAATCGATACTTAAGAGTGTCCGCATGGTATAATTCACTCCAATAGGCCACTACCAGAGTGCTATCGAGATCTTTGGCCAGAGTAGCCTTATACACGAGCCGTCAGCCTGTCCATATAGTTCAAAGGGTCGTAAGGCTGTTGATATGTGATCATCTGAGCAAGAATCTCAGCAGTAACCCCATACTGAGCCAACGAAGCCGGAACCTCAACCCCAGTAGCCACGTCCTCAGCAAAAGTCAAACCAACTGCTTCGGCCAGATCAGGCGAGTTGACCCCCCTCGACTTCAAAGAGGTCTTCGGCTCTACTTTAACCCTGTTCTTCTCATCCAGTATCATATTAGGAGTGGTAGTCTCCTTAATAAGCTCTTCTTCGACCAATTCATTAGCATGAGGGTGGTCATCAAGGCCAGCAATATCAGGCCCATTGGCAGCCATGTACCACTCGAGCATCCTACTCCACATCAAAGCCTTCTTATCAGCAATACCTTCCTGATAAACCTTACCGCCAAAGTGAACAGGATAGATAACAGACGCATACCCTAGCTGTTCCAGCCTAGAGATTACACCTTCACCACGACCAGCATCAATACAAACAGCCTCAGGCTTCAATAAGTCAATGTACCTAGCAATCTCACTGGCAAAGGCCATGTTATCCATGCCCCTATACCACCTGACAAAGTGTAACTTTCTCCCTTGTCGGTGAGCTATCGAAGCCTTATCACCTTTAGCCGAATAGGCTACATCACAACCGAGAATATTCGGCTCGAAGTTGTAATCTTCAACTTCTAGTGGATTCTCAAGGGCCTTAGCCACGTAGTCGAGAGGGATAAAGGTGGACTCACTGGAGCTAGTCCAAGAGCAATAGTACTCCTGCTCTATCAGGGATTCTTTCATCCCTGCTTCTCGCTCTTCCTTAACGGTCTGCAAGTCAGGGTAGCCAGTATCATCCCTAGTAAGGTACTGGTAGAACCACTTAGGGTTCCTCTCAGCCATCATTGCCATGGCATGCATATGGTTCAAGGCCCTGGGGGTACCGTTAAACAGAGCCCAACCACCGTTGCCAGCCATCATAGGTCGAATATACTCCCAAGCTTCAGGCCGTTGAAGCGAGAACTCAGTAAATACAGCGCCAATAGCGTTCAGCCCCATGAGACTGTCGTATTGGTCACTACCGACCAGCTTAATCATGGAACCATTGACAAGGTCAATCTCCATCTGGCTATTCCGCTTAGCCTTGATAAGCTGTTGCGGAATGTAGGAAAGGAACTTCCTACCTTCGTTTGTGCCGCCCATCCACACAATCTGCCTGACCTGCGTTTGCAGAGGGCCAAGATACAGATATAAACCTACTCGTTGCATCGCCTTGGCTACGAGTATGTTCAGTGCGACTAGGTCTTTGCCATTTCGACGCGGCCAAACGGTCATGCCACGCAAGCCCGGCTTATCCTGCGTAAAGTAATCCCACACGGGACATTGATAGTCCCGAAAGGTTAAATCATGCGGTAGCGGTAGACTGGCCTGAGGTTGCAAAGCTATACCTTCAGAGAATGAGAGGCCCCTTCTGACACCCTCTATGAATGATACCACAGTCGAAGAGCGATGTCAAGAGATAAGGCGATAAAAAGCGAGTATCCGTGTATTAGCGGGTGCTACTATATCTAGCGGTTATACCTTGCAATGTAGAAAAATCACTGTAATGGAGATTTGGTCTATAAGTATAATCGAGCCCGACGATTTTTTCCCACGAGCTCCTGAGACCACCCTGGTGGAGTTATTTTTTTTTATCTCGGTCTGCTATCAAAAATATTTTTAACGGCCCTGGCCCCCCTGGCGGCCCCGTGGTTCGATGTCTCGGCTCGGCTCTCGAATACGGCCGAAAAATATCTTCAAAAATCAGAAAATAACTTTGATTTTTAATCTCAGATACGATATAATCGCACTATGGATTAGAGAATCTTCTCTAATCCGGACCAGATGGGCCATCTTGCCCTGGAGTTATACCATGAATCATTCTGAATTGCGCGACCTTTGCCTATCCGCCCAAGCGGACGGCCAATCAAAAGACGAGATCTCGGTCATTCTGCTGACCAATGGGGTGACCTTCTCTAAAATCCCACAGACCTTGAAAGAGTTTGGTATCTCTTTCGGTCGGTCGAAAAATGCCAAGCCTCTGCCCATCCTCCTCGCTGACTTGATGGGAACAGAGGATAGCCTCACCAGGGCCGACCTGATTGACAGGATGAGAGACTTAACCTCGAACCCGAAGTATATCGTCAACCACTACGGTCCGATTATCGCGTATGCCCGAGGCGAAGAACTCGACTAATCACCATCGGCCAGGGATGGCCACCCGGTCTGAGGCTAATTCGAGTCTCACTGACGATGGTCTAGAATGACCGAAACCGGAGAATGAAATGAATACCGAAAGAAAAGAATATCTGACCGAGTTGGCCGAGCGCTATGGCCTTGAACTCAGAGACATCATCGTTGTCGCCCACCTACTCGGAGAAGAGGAAGACCATGATGGTCTGATTGTCATGATTGAGGATTGCATCCTCTCTAAACCCCAATTAGGAGAATGAATAATGGCCCAATATTTTCAACTGACCAAGAAAGGTGAAACCGAGACTACCCCATTCGTGGATATCGATGTCGACCTCTGGCGCCACTTCGGCCAGCCTGTCGATGAGGGCCGGTATAAGGCCCGGCCCAGCAGATAGCTTATTCTCCAGGAGTATATTAGTGAAAACCTATATGCTCCTGAGAGGCCCCCTGACGGGACTTCGATAGAATCGATATGATGATATCAATCGGAGATTTAAAACCCGTCTACCTATGTCAGAGGGCCATATAGAGGCCCTTCTGACCGAGAATCACCACCTGAGGTACCGCTGATGAAATTCAAAGAGTTGCTCCACAGACTGGCCCCGACTAAGAATAGGCCGGCCTGTGATGTCAAGACCAGAAAGGAGAAGCTAGAAGATTCGACCAGAGAAGCTCGACTAAAACTAGCTGAGCGAAAGGCTCGGGAGGCATGGAAAAATGACTAGGCTAGCCTGGCTGGCAATTGCCGCCTTCGGCCTCACTTCGAGCTACCTATGGGTCGATGCCTTACTTCACTCACTATTCTGCTAGAAGATGAGAGACCTGAAAAGGTCTCTCGTTTTTTTTTGCCTCTATTAGTCGCTACTATTGGTTGCGACAAAAAGTTGGGCGCCGCTCATACTACCTGCCTATCGCTATTCCACCTACACTGAGAGAGAAAATCTCTAATGTGCCGGTTATACCTTCGAAGAATGAATATCGATGATGACATAATGTCTTAGATAATATATAAGGGCTATCATCTCTTTATATCAATATATATATATAGAGGCCATCATTTCGTCTTTTCGATTTTTCATTCTTAGGTGGTATACCTTGCCAAGAGAGCGATGTAGCGCGAATGACCGAATGACCGAATGATCTCGCCTACTAATGGCCTACTGACATGAATGATAGAATGATCTCGCCTATAGTGAGCATAATGACCTGAATGACCAAATGATATCGGGCCTCCACTAACCAACTCGCTTCTGCACTCAGGAGCACTCACTCGACTTCAATAACCACCTCAACTCTGGTAGCATCTCTCACATTCTTCTATTCTAATATTCTACTATTCTAATATAAATAAAACTTATATGCCTATAAAATCTTTTATCTCTAATATATCTCTCTATCTATATCATTCTATCAATTTATCTGATATAATGAGAGGTGGAAATTTTTTTTTTCTGAGATACCACTCACAACAACCACTCACAACAACCCCTCCCAACCACTCACAACAACCACTGAGAGATTCTACTAGGGGGTGCCTCGGTGGTTTCTCTGTTCCAAGAGTACCACTGTATGCCTAAACTAACCTTTGAACCTATCAACCAGACTTCTCAACCGCCTGACTCACCTTTTCCTGCCTCTCAACCTGCCTGGCTACTCGAAGACAAGCAGAAAGACAAGCAGAAAGACAAGCAGAAAGACAAGCAGAAAGACAAGCAGAAAGAC